TCTTTGTCACATACTGGTTATTTAACACAGGAATAATTCAATGGAATACTTACTTGACATGTACGTGCTTGCTACTTCACTGGTCACTGTCGCCAGTGTTATATGTAACTACACAGAGACTCCGAAGGATGACGAGTTTGTTGCTAAGGCTTACAAAATCCTAGAGCAGTTTGCTTTCTTAAACAACAAAGCTAAACAGTAAACAAGGACGTTATCATGGTAATGGAAGAGTCTACTAAAGACATACTAGACGTTGCTGCTGCATCTACAGCGGTGATGTCACTAGCGGCTTGGCTACCACCTACAGCGTCTTTGCTGACTATTGTGTGGCTAGGTATTAGGATATACGAGTCAGATACTGTGCAAGGTATCCTGGGCAAGAACAAACCACTTGACAAATAGCTAAAAATAGTGTATAATATATGACTATATTGAATTCCTTGATAGCCCCTGTTACTAACCTCTTAGATAAAGTCGTAGAGGATAAGGACAAGAAAAATGCTATAGCGTTTGAGTTAGCGACTATGGCGGAGAAGCATGCACAGGAATTAGCTAAAGGCCAGTTAGAAGTCAACAAGGCTGAAGCAGCACATAAGAGTTTATTTGTAGCAGGTTGGCGACCAGCTATAGGATGGATATGTGGACTAGCTCTTCTATATTCTACCATCTTAGCTCCTATTCTGGGTATATGGGTTACTGTTCCTCCTGTTGACAGCTCCTTGCTGACTAGTGTGTTAATGGGTATGTTAGGACTAGGCGCTATGCGTACAGTAGAAAAAACTAAAGGCGTACAGAGAGAACGATAATGGCAAAAAGAGCTAAACTACAAACCAGTCGTCGCATTCCTGTTAGAGAGGAAAAGCGTCCTTCAGGTTTTGATTTGCCTAAAGCACAGCCTGTTGTTACTCCTGTTAAAAGACAAGAGCCTATTCGCAGTGTTCCTATTAAACAAGCACCTGCTCCTACCATAACACGCCCTATTGCTAACGATCCTATATCTACAGGGTTGATGAGACCTCTTGTATCTACAGCTCCTGTAGTTAAACCTCCTGTTAAAGCTATTGCTCCTAGTCTAGCAGCGCCTGTAAAAAAAGAAACTCCAGAAGAAGCTATTGTAGGGCTTGGTGATTTCTTTAGTCAACAACAAGGTCAAAGTAGAGCATTAGCAGACATGGCGGCTGAGTCAGGTGACTACAGCGGTCTTGACAAATCAGTAGACATAAGCCGTATAACACAAAACCCATTAGGCGCTCTTGACGATTACTTTGAAGAAAAAGTAGATGACAACCTTGTTGAATACGTTGAAGAGAACGAGATTCCTACTTTCATAGAAAAAGAAGATGGAACTAAAGTATTTTTAAACACAGGTACGCAGACCTCTATTGCTCGTGTGGCTGGTGAAGAACATCAAGGCAGCGGTGGTAGGTACGAAGCCTCTGGCCCTGTAGGCACTTACTCAGCGGAGTGGATTGAAAGCCCTAGTACAGTAGCTGGCATACTAAACACACCGCCAATGCAGATACTAGGCGCACTTAATCCTGTAGCTAACGCTGTTATGACAGGCGTTAAAGTTGCAGCAGGTGAAGATGTATCTCCTCTGGAAATAGCAACAGCAGCTCTAACAGGCTTAGAAGTAGCTGGCGCTATTACACCTCCTTCATCAGGTGCTTTACCAACAGGCCAAGCTGGCCCAGCACTACCTACAACAGGTAATGGTTTGTTTGGCACTACTTACGCTCAAACACAAGCTGTAGTAAAAGCTGCCGCAGCAGGTAATGCTGAAGGAGCCGCTTTAGCATTAGTAGGTCAGCCCTTGATTAACAGCAGTTTAGCTTCAGTAGGTTTAACTGAAGATGTTATTACAGGCGCAGGTATACAGTATGATGACTTCCAAGCAGGTATTGGTAAGGCGGTAACTGAATTAGCTGGAGGCGCTGACTTAGACGATGCTTTACTTTCCGGATTAGGTAAATACATTATAGAAGGTGGCTCGCTAGGGGTAGACCTCCCAGATACTCCTAACATAGACTTAGGGATTGTTGAAGACGTTATAAGAGCTGTCGTGCGTCCTATTGGAGCAGCTGGTACAGCTATTGTTGATTTTGTGGAAAACGCTGTAGGTCAAATTAAAGTACCTGAAGAGCTTAAAGCAGCAGGCAGGCAAGTTGAGGACATTGTTAGAACCGTAGGAAGCACTACAGAAGACGTTGCCAGAACCGTGGGCAGTGCTACAGAAGACGTTGTTAGACCTGTAGGTAGTGCTGTAGATGATGTTATTATACAACCTGCTCGTACAATACTTAAAGAAGCAGACGACACGTTTGTACAACCCGCAGGAGAAGCTCTTTCTGCTTTAGATACAGCAATAAGAGAAGTAGTTCCTGGTATTGAAGACTTTGTAAGAGACGTTGTTAATCCTTTAGATAACTTTATAGATGACATTGAACTACCTAACATATCTTTGTCTAATCTACCTTTACCCTCTTTAAATATTACAATGCAACAAGAACCTGCTGTACCCTCTTCTACCAGAACCACAGACGATTTATTTTCAGACGAGTTATTTCAATTTAAAACACAAACAGGTGTTGAACTAAACCCTTTAGATTACGTAGATTTAGGTTACTCTGATTTATTTGAATCTAGTTTTGCACAGACAGGAAGACTTTAATAATGACATACTTACAATTAGTTAACAGCGTATTGCGTAGACTCAGAGAAGATGAAGTAACGTCAGTTTCTCAGAACAGCTACTCTAAACTTATTGGAGAGTTTGTTAACGATGCTAAACGCACCGTAGAAGATGCTTATGACTGGACAGCTCTGCGTACTACACTGACTGTAACCACAGACGTTACAACCTTTAACTATGTGTTGACTGGCTCACAGAACAGGATGAAGCTGTTGGACGTTATCAACGACACCTCAGACTTCTTCATGCAGTACCGCCCTTCTCGCTGGATGGACAACGCTTTCTTGATTGAGACACCTCCTCTAGGGTCTCCACAGTTCTACAGTTTCAACGGTGTTAACGCTGCTGGTGATAACGCTGTGGACATCTACCCCAAGCCTGACGGTGTGTATCAGCTACGCTTTAACGTGGTGCTACGTACAGCAGACTTTACAGAAGATACAGAGACTCTGGCAGTGCCTTCATCACCTGTTGTGCAGATTGCTACAGCACTAGGTGCTAGAGAGCGTGGAGAGACTGGTGGTACAAGTGCAGCAGAGTTGTTTGGACTTGCTGACAGAACATTGTCTGACGCTATTGCTATTGATGCGTCACAACACCCTGAAGAAACTATCTGGTATTCTTAATGGCACAACCACTACAGAACATTACAATATCTGCTCCAGGCTTTGCTGGTCTTAATACACAGGACTCACCCATTGGTGTTGATCCCTCGTTTGCTGCTGTTGCAGACAACTGTGTTATTGATCAGCTAGGTCGTATTGGTGCGCGTAAGGGCTGGGAAGAAGTTTCTACTAACGGCTCTTCTTTACTAGGTACTAGCCGTGGTATAGAGACTGTGTACGAGTTCATTGACAACTCTGGCGATAAGGTTGTGCTGTCAGCAGGTAACAATAAAATCTTTACAGGAACTACCACGTTAACAGACGCTACGCCTACTGGGTATACGCCTACAGCTAATAACTGGAAAGCTGTTACTTTAAACGACCATGTCTACTTATTCCAAAGAGACCACGAGTACGTGCTAGGTACAGATCACGGTGGTTCGTTTGTACTGGAAGAACATTCAGCACACTCTCACGCAACAGGTACACCACCAGAGGCTAACGAAGTCTTAGCAGCATACGGTCGTCTTTGGGCGGCAGACATTACAGGTAACAAGCATACTGTCTATTGGTCTGATACACTTAACGGACATCATTGGACAGGTGGTACGTCAGGCTCGCTAAATGTAACTACTGTATGGCCTACAGGCTTTGACGAGATAACGGCTCTAGCGGCCCACAATGGCTTCCTAATCATCTTTGGCAAGAAGTCTATACTGGTGTACTCAGGAGCCTCTTCACCGGCTACTATGACGCTTACAGACACCATAGAAGGCGTTGGTTGCATAGCTCGTGACTCAGTACAGCACACAGGCACTGACATATTGTTCTTGTCTGAGACAGGTGTACGTAGCTTTGGCAGGACTATACAAGAGAAGTCCATGCCTATGCGTGACATTAGCAAGAACGTACGCACAGACTTGTTGTCTTTGATCCCTTTACAGACTAACGCTATCAAGTCACTGTACAGCTCTGAAGAAGCCT